CAACAGTACCTCCATTGGCATTTCCAGCACCTGTTACAGTATAGTGTGTCGTTAGAGTCTTTACAGTTTCAGTAGCGGTGCTACTTCTTATGATGACTTGTAAATCTGTGTCTGCAAAAATCTTAAAAGTATAGTTAAATGTATCTGTCGTTCCATCACCTGAATATGAATTTCTAACTGTTGTTGATGATATTGTCATATTGTTCCTATATATTATTTAGTTTTTTGTTCAATATCTTTTAATATTTGTAAACCTTTTTGAGCTATACCTATTCTTGCTTTATACAAATCTTCTATAAGTTCAAGTTTTTCATCGCCACTAAATAAAGACCCATCATCTTTATATTTAGCATTATATACTATTCTTATACTTTTAGCTATTTCACCCATTTGTTTTCTTATATCTAGCATTGATTCTGGATCAAGTTTATATTGATTAATAAAGTCTTTTCTCAATTCTTGGTATTCATCAAGTCTATTATTATCTTTTAAAAAAGTTAAGGTATTAAAAGTTTTTTGATATTTATCTATTTTTTTATAAAATTTGCTTACTGATGCAGCATTACCATAAACATCTTTTGCTTGGAAAACTCTTATTCCAGGTATTTTTGTTAATGGATCTGTAGGTTTAATTGGATCATCTATAAGTCCACCTGTGATTGCAATTTTATCTATACTTTCTTTTACAATTCTACCTATTCCTCCAGTCCATTGATCGTAAATATTTTCTAAATAAATAGGATTAGCAAAATAATTATCTGGTCCTACAATTTTAGCCAAACCCTCTGCTATTTTTTTTATAGATTCATTTGTATATTCAGTTGAATAATATTGATTCAGCATATTTTTAGGAGCATCCGCAGGTAATATAGGTCCATCTCTAAAGAAACTATAATCAGCAAAATTTTCAAATAAAGGTCTAAACCAAGTAGGTGCAGGATTATATGATTTAACATTTGATATAGTAAAGTCTTTTAAAAATTCTGTCCATGCTTCAGGATCGTTTTCAGCAATCCATAAAGCTGTCTTTTCTATAATACCTGCAAAGAAAGTTCCTATCTCAAAACCTTTAGGGAAAAAATATCCTTGACCATCTATATTAAAATACCATTTGTTTTGTTTAATATATTCTGGAAGCTCTTTATAATCTTGATTAAATTCTTTTTTTTCAAAATCATAATTAAGAGCAAGGAATCCTAATGTAGGTAAAGCAACTGTGAGTCCAACCATAGCAAATGCTTTTTGAGGTCTATCTCTAAATGCTTCATAAACTTTAGTTGTACCTTGAACTCTGGCATTCCAAAATGCAGAATATCTATTTACAACAGCACCTGCTGTTCCTTTTTTTTGATAATCTAAAAGATCTCTTGCTTCAAAACCTGCACGTTCTAATGCCTGTCTTTCTGTAAGACCTTTTTTCTTTCCAACTTTATAAACTTTTTCAGACATTTGAACTCTTGTCATTAACTCAGAAATATCTGTTAAATATCTTAAAGGTCCAAGAACACCTTTATATTCATTTCTCATTACACCTTTATTTAAAACTTCATGCACACCTTTATCAAATAGATTTTGATCTATAGCTCTTAGTGTTGATTGAGATCCTCCACTTTTTAAATATCTTTTATAAGCATCTGTTGCTCTTTTAGGATCTTTATAAATAACATGAAAAGCACCTACCATAGAATCAGCAATAGGAGTCCACCCAACTTTAGAAAGAAAAGTTGCATTTAATGTATCTCTAAAAAAGTTTGGTAAAGCAAAATCAGGAGTAACAATCGCACCTGTTCTTAAAGTTCTTGCGGGTGCAGATAACCATCTTTGCCAAAAATTCATGGCTTGAATATCTGTAGACCTAAAGGCTGTAGCTATTTCTTCACCTACTTCCCATACTTCATATTTACCATTTCTTCTAATACCAATAGAATTTTTATCTGGATAAATATATTCTTGTCTAAATATTGTGAAAGATTCAACTGCACTATCTGACATATTTTGTATATCTTGTTTTTCAAAAAACTGCTCAAGTTCTTTTCTCATAACCTTAATAGGTTTCATAGGTGCTTTCTTTTTTTTAATATAATCAAATATTTTAGGATCTTCCTTTTTCATTTTTTCAACAAACTCTATAAAATCAACACCAACTTTGTTTTTCTCTGTAGCTCTAATAATAAAATCTGTATTTTTTAAAGTGCTTTCTAATGGATCTATAATTTTTAATTTAGATCCTTTTAATTTTTTAAAAGGATTTACAGATCCTTTAATAAATCCAGATTCTCCTTCTCTTGGTAATTCTCTAGCCATTGAAACATAATTTTTATTAATATTAGTCCAAGCATTAAACTGGTCTTGTGTAATAAAACCACCATCTCTAGCATATTCTAAAACTTCTTTTTGATATTGATTATATTTTTTTGAGGTTTCATCAAATTTACTTTTATATTTTTCAATAAATTTTCTTGCATTAGGTATATCTATTCCAGTTTCTATTCCTCTTGTTGAAAGATCTATAGCGTGTTTATTCGTTAAATAAGCAGAAAATAATTTTAATACTTTCTTATCTTTTGCAAAAGGCTCTACAATAGAAATAAGAGATGGTCCTTTATCTTTTAAAGTTGCAAAATCTAAAGTTCCATATTCTACAAAATGTGCAGATCTTCCTTGCATTCCTTCTAAAATTCTTAACGCTTCATAGATATTTAATTTTTCAATACCTGTCTTTGTTTTTATATTTGCATCTCTCAATGCTTCTAATACTGGATATTTTTGATCTATAATATTTATTACAAATTTTCTTTTTGTATTTTTTAAAGTATTTGAAACTTGTTCTTTAGTTATGGGAACTTTAGTTGTTTCAAAAGAAATGTTTTCTGTAGCTTTTTTATCTATAGGATCTTTGATATCTTCTATTTTAATAACCTGAACTTCATCTGGTCTTGCTTCTATTGTTTTTTGTTCTTGTCTTGTTTTTTCATATTCTCTTGGAACTTTAATATTTTTAGAAACAATATCTTCTCTAACAGTTCTGTTACTTTCAGATTTTAAAACAACATCTGTTGGATGTGTACCTGTTTCAATAAATATATCTTTTGTTTTTTGTGTTGATCTTGATCTTGGAACAGCTAAATTGAATATACCAAACAAAGCAGCAGATTGTGAAAAGTCATACCAAGTAGGAAGTTCACGATCTATTGCTAATCCTGCTCCTTCATAACCTAATATTTGACTCGCTGTTCTTGAAAAATAATTTTTAGATAATTGACCTACACCTGGTATTCTAGCAAGTGGTAAAGCCATAGCTGAAGCAAATTTAATTCCTTCCTTTGTGCCTTCCCACAAAGTTTCCTCTAATATAATTTTCATAACATCAGATGGTTTGTTATAATCTTGATTTTCTAAAACCTTTAATAAAGTTTCTCTTGTGGTTGTAGGTATAGCAGCACCTGTAAAACCAGCACCAATAGGTCCACCAGCAAAAAATCCTGGTAAAGCACTACCCGCATAAATAGGTAACTCAGTACCTAATGTTCCAAGTGTAATTAAAAAATCTTCAGTCCAAGTTAAATCTTCAGGTCTTGGCATTTTTAATGCCTCTGGTGTTCCTTTTTGCTTTGATGCTCTGTAAGATAAATTATAAAGATTACCTCCTAAAATTTGTTGTAATATATAATCTCCATCAAACTCTTCGCCTATAACTTGCTGCTTAACTTCTTTTTGTAGTTGTTCTCTACCTTCTCTTTTTAATCTAAAGTTTTCTTTTGCTATATTTAATAATCCTGTAAACAAACTTGGCTCAGGATTTAATAATCCATACTCTTTATTAATTTCTTTTTCAGTAAATCCAGCTGCTTTTGCTGCATTAATTTCATCTGCAAAATTATCTCTAATTTCTGTATCAGAAAATCCTGCTTCTTTTGCTGCTTTTATTTCTTCTGAGATGATTTCCATTCTCTATATCTCACTCTCCAACTTGAAAAACTTTCACCTTCTAATCTTTTAGGTGCGTTCTGTTCTGTTTTCTCTTCTCTTTTTTTTGCATAATCAGAAAGAGCTTTTCTTAAATCAGATTTAGGTGGAGCATATTCTAATAATTTTTTAGCTATATATTTATCTGAAATTGGATTTAATAATTCATTAACAGGAATATTATTTCTTAAACCTTCAACAAAATTAGAATACATATTTTGTCTAAAAGAACTTAATCTATTATTATAGTTTTCATCAAATATTTTTGCACTTGGTGTTCCTTCAATCATAGGAATAACTTTATTAATAAAATTAAAAAATTGTTTATTTGCTGGATTTAATTTATTATCATTTTGAATTTCAAATAAATTATTAAAAAAATTATCATCATCTAAATTAATATATCCAAGACCTACTCTTTCCGTTATGCTCATAGATTCAGATTCACTAGGTAATGTAAATCTTTCAAATGGATTTTCTATTTCTTTATTTAAAATTTTATCAATAATTACATCATTAATAACATAATCTGTATCATAACTAATTGTTTTATTAATTAGTTTATTGTTTAGATTTTTTAATTGATTATCATAATCAACATTACCCGTAGAATAATTTGATAATTGTGATGGGTCTATTCCAAAGTATTGATTATTGTCTCCTTTAAACGCTTCTGCAATTTTCTTTTTTTCTTCTAATACTCTAATATTAGATGCGTTTTTTAATATTTCGTTTTGATATCTTGATTTACTTCTAAGCTCTGATCTTACTTTTTCTCTTTCTTCTCCTTTTAATGTTGAAAAATTATTAGGATCATCAAGTGCAACAAGTGCTTGAGTTGCATTATTAATTGCCATTTTATTTATCATTTCTTTTTCAATCATCATTGGTAAACCTTGTTTAAATTTAACAACATCTTGTTTGCTTATCATTCCATCTTTTTCTAATTGTTCATAATCAGAAATTATTTCATTAGATAAAATTGAAAATGAAAATTTAGTTCCAGAATGAACTGTATCAAATATTTTTCTTTTTATTTTTGTATCAGTTTGACCTACTCTTGTTGCTACTAAATTATCTCTTGTTTTGTTTAAAATTGAACTAATGTATTTATCTTTTTCTTTATTAACTGAATTTACAAAATACTGCTGAACAAATTTATTACTGGCTTGATTTTTGTATTTATTAACTATTGTTCCTAATTGTTGATTAAAATAATTAACTCCATCTTCAGGACTATCTTTTAATTCAGCTTCTTTTTTTGCATTAAAAATTTCAATCGTTGCTTGATCATCTAATTTACCTGCCTCATTTTTATATCCAATTTCTCTTTCTTTAGTATAATATTTTGCCAAATCCATTAGTGGATCAACTAATTGTAATGCTGAAGCTGCTTTAGGAGAAACTTGAATATTAGATGTAACTGACATTGTTTCTGTTGTGGGTCTAGCACGTGTTTCAAATGTAGGTATCTTTGGCATTAACTTAATAAACTCCTACCAAATTCAGTTTGTGTTCCAACAGTTGTTACTGCTTTAGCATATAAACCAAGTGCTTGTGCATCTGCAGTTTTCTTAGCTATTACTCCACCCATACGAGCAAAGTTTGCTTGTTCAATTTTTTGTGCAGCTTCTACTTTAGAATTATAAGTCATTATTTGTTTTTGTAGTTCTGCTTCTTCTGCGTTAGCTCTTGCTATTCTAAGTGCAGTACCTTCAAAAGTAACTCCAGATTTTAGTGTTGTTACTTTTTGTGTTCCTTCTAATTGTTCATATTGTCTTTCAAATCTAGCAATATCAAATTCTAACTGATCTTCTATTCTTTGTGCTTGTTGTTCTAAAACTTCTGCATTACGATTTTGCATCGCTTGATTATACTTACCAATAGCTGATACTTGTCTAGCTGAGGCTACTGTTGCTGCTGCTGCTACCCAACCCATTAGAAGATCCTCGCATATCTGTTGTGATCTGTTCCATCAAAACCATATTTTGTCATAACGCCTTCATCCTTTAAACCTAACCATTTAGCAAACTTTAAACCTTTTTCAAAATTAGATCTTACCGCAGTTTGCACTCTCCACAATCCA